CGCATAGCAAGAGACCCTGGCTTATCACCCTGAGTCTTAGCTAGTTCTACATCGTTTTCTATCTGATCTAACGCCTGCTCCAGCGTGCGTCGAGTGATCGCTTCGTTACTAACGTCGTACTCTGGTGCAGGCACTGGCAATGGATTCTGTCGTGTTGCCATTAGCGCCTACCGTCCTGTCGCATGTCGAATCGCAAATCACCTAGTCGCCAGCCGTAACCAAGCCCAGAACTCTCAATACGCACCACTGCGTGTCGTGCGCGAGTCCTAATGTTGGACTGTGTGGTGCTCGATGTAACTGTTGCTGTGGCCTGTGTTGTCGGCGTCTCTAGCGGGAAGTTGCTGCCTTTGATCGTAAAGTCCACAGACGCATCCGAGGTCAATCCGCTAAACTTAAAGTCAGGAACAATGCGGCTTATCATCATAAACCTATCGCCCTCCCCAATCTCCAGATCTCCTGATTCTACAAACGCAGTCATCGCTGACCCATCGTCATCGAAGCCTGTTTCGTGGTTGTACAAGAAGTTTGCGTCCGTCACACCCGTGTTAACAGATGACGCTATCGGATTGGAGTTTTGTGAGTATCCGATCCAAGCACCTCGATCTAGTGTGCCAACAGCCCAAAGATTCTCTGCGTAGTTGTAAGACACATAGTTCGTAATCTCTGTGTTGTCGGTGCCTACAGGGTAAAACCAGATCACCTCTGAAAAGTCATTGTTCTCAGCAGCAAACACCTTGAACGCTTGGCCCTTGTTCAGGTTAGAGAACACATGCTCCTTCACACTGCATGGCAGTGGCTGCACCGAACCGTTGTATACATAAAATCCACCAGAGTCCATGAAGTACACCGCACCTCTGGCGTTGACCGCTGCGTTAGGCGAAATCATAGATACATCGGTGCTGAGCGTTGCAAACTGAAATGTAAAAGGCGCACCCGTGAAGCGCATGGAATGCAGGCTCACGTCGGTAAAGATCAGTATCTCTTGTCGTGTTTGCACCGCACCAACGATCTGGGAGCCTGAGTTGATTCGTACACCACCGGCTGTATTAGTGGCTGTAGGTGTCCAGTCAGCCGCATTCTCTTGATCAGAGAATCTTACAAGCAGCGGGTCTATGTTTGATGAGCCTATCGGATTCACACCAAACGCAATGACGTGCTGATCGATATCAGATACTAGAACCTGCAATGCCACAGTCGGCACATTAGAAGCACCCGCCAATGCCGTGGCGTTGATGGCTCTCGTCCCTGTGCCAGATGATTCATCCCAGTAGTAGATGCCGCCGCCACGGACGTTGAAGATTAGATCTTCGCCAAAGTTGTCTTGACTGAATAACCTTAGCTGACCGGCAGCAGCGACACTGCTTGAACTGCCCCAAGTGCCAGAACCCCATGTGCCTGCACCCCAACCTGTGCCCTGAACGAATGTATTGAGACCTGTGTTGATCTGATAGGTCGCAACCGTCGAACTACCACCATTACCTGTGTCACTTGAGTTAGCCGTGACAGCAGCACCGCTTGTGTCCTTGGCCTCAATGGTGAATGTGTTTGTCGTGGGCACAGACGCGATCTGATATTCCTGATTAAGAACAGTCGCGGTGATGTTGCCTCCGAGTGTTGCCGCATCACTGAACGTCACAAAATCGTTGACCACTGCGCCGTGTGCATTCTCAGTCACAGTGATAGTGGATGACCCGTTGGTTGCAGCAAAGGTGGCATCACCAGCACCTGATGTCAGCCTGATCGGTGTGACATCGTTATACCCAGAACCCTCTGCCACATAGAACTTTAAGTTGGTGCCAATCCCAATGTAATTAATAGATTCTAGTGATGACCAGTTATGCAGTGATCGGCACACGCCCAGAAAACTAGCGTCACTGTACTTTGTCCAGCCACCGATCTTTTCTACTCGGCCTTTGCGGAATCGAATCTTGTCAGAGTCAAACCAGCCAGCGTCTGCTGTGTATTCGGTTCCCTCTTTGTTAACGCCTGGGGCGAACTGTACCTTCGCCAGCGTCATCTAACGTCTACCCACCAGTGATGCGATACCTGAGTGTATACCTACAGGGCCGCCCGTCGCCTTCCCGACGTTCATTGTTGGCCTTATGTTTGGCGTCATGCCTAATCCCGTGCCTCTTCTGTTTCCTGCGAGTGCTCTCTGTCTGATTGCTTCTTCAGGTGTTTGTGACACAGGACGCGCTGGCCTAGCAGGGATTAAATCCGGCCTTGGCATTATGGGTTGAGAAACTCTGCCAATTCCTGGTTCCCCAAACCTTAGATCAGATTCTACTCGGTTTCTCAAGCTTTCTGGGCCTTGAGATCGCATTATCGGCTGGTTTGTTCTGAGGTATTGGCTCGCGTCCATCATCGGAGGAGGCGCTCCTGTAAAATCTCGGACAGGGGAAGGTGTCTCGATTTGCGCGGGCTGTGGTTGCCTATCCATCACTGGATCTTGCTCTAACGGCCTAACAGTCCCTGCCCCTCCCATACCAATTTTTCCTCGACCGATTCTTCCAAAATCTGGACGCCCCGGAGGGGGCGGCATAACTGGTCTTGGGAATGATCTTTGAGGGAACCCTGTTGCTGGATCAACCATCCTACCGAATGGAGATTGCTGCCCTGAGAGCAAAGCCCCTAACCCTGTAGGAACTCCGTAACTGTAGCTTGGCCGACGATAAAAGTTTGTAGCACCCGATCCGTAAAACTGCCCGAATGGAGGTCTAGGCTGCGGCCTGAACATAGGTGAAGAGCCAACTCCTCTGTTTGGAATAGTCTGAGCAGAACCTTTAGATGCGCTAAGTCCCGGAGTGCTTTTTGCCATTATATGTATTCTCCAGATCTAATCATTTCAGTAACACGGATAGCTCTCGTGCCAACTTGCTGCGCCCACTTGCTATCCATAAACTCATCCGCTGCAACATCAAACTGCTCCCTGCTCATGGCAGTTAAAGCGTTAACAAACCCACGCAGTTTGGTAAGACCAAGATTAAAACAAATATCGACCATCGCATCGCGCCTAGCCTCATTCAGTCCGCCGAACCAGAAATATGTTTCTTGGAGTTCCTCTCGAACCCGCTTGATATCGTTGTTGAGAAGATAGTCGATCTCGTCATCAGAAAGCCCTAGGCCAGACTCAGAGATGTTTCTGCCAACACCTATCGTTTCGTATCCAGCAGAGCACAGGTAAACCTTTGACTTCACGCCCTCATGGCGCTTAATCATTTCAACTAGCTTACTCATTACTTACCAACACCTTTGACCCTTTCGTAGGATCTGGCACCGCCGAGACCCAACATGCCAAGAAGTAAAGGCATCATCACACCAGCATCCGCTTGAGGAATAACGACGCCAAAACCTGCTGCAATAGGTGCCACTAAAAAGTTGACCATAAGCCCCAGCACACAGGTGTAACCGGCTAGAGGACGCCAACTTGACTGAAACCAATTACCTTTGGCATCGAGCTTCAGTACCTCAATCTGCTCTAGGGCGATCTGCTGACCATGCTTTTCGCTCATCGTGGCTATTTCGTGGGCAAGCTTGTTTTTAGTGTCAACATCAGGAATAAACTTATCCAGCAAACCTGTGACTGGGCCTATTAGCTGTCCGACTAAACTCATCTACCATTCCCTCTGTTTGACCATGCTTGCGCCCCGAAGAACGCAGCTAATATACCTGCGACTGAAACAAAGTAGACTGAGGCCATATCTCCCAGGATACTTGCTGCCTGAACTAGACCAGCCCAACTGCTTACCACCACTAACGATGGATACAAGAGCATTCCCCACAGAGCAAACCAACTCATACTGCGCTGAGCCTGCGCCCTTTCATTGCTGATTTTTAGCTCTTGTAGCTCTTTGCTAGTCTCTAGCTCATCATCAGTGACAACGCCGTCACCATCGGTGTCGTACTGATCGTAGTCTGATCCAGGTTCTAATTTCTTCGCTGCCATTTCAGTCATAAAATTGCGTGTTTTGCGGCACCTTAACAGGGATGCAGTAGGCTGTAATATTCTCTTGGGTGTTGATACGCCTGCCCTCTATGGGCTTGATTGTCCCGTGCTCTAGCCAGTATGCAAACTGATTGCACCTGTGAATGTTGCGAAAATGAAATCTACCTGCGACTTGCTCGCCCTCGACCAGCATGACAAGCAGAAACGCCATAATCATCCGAAGGCTTTTAGAATCAAGACAAAGATCAGAACTGCAATGCCGCCTCCGATAATAAGAGTCGTGCCGCCAACAAGCAGTTGTTGAATGAGGATTTGCTTTTCGCGCTTACGTTTCGCCATCAGCCTCGCGTGTGCCCTCCTGTCTTGTTCCTGCTGCCTAATTGCTTGGTCGTAGTCTTCTAACAGTTTGGGGTCTGCAACCAGGAGCAAATCCCTTAGATCTTTTTGATATCTTTCCTGGTTCCTACGAAGCATTTGTAGCTTGAGGATGTCATTCTTTGAGAGCGCATTAAACGTCGAGCTTTTACGTTGTACCTCAAAGTTGTTAAGAGCTTCTCCGAAATCAGACACAAGAGCCATCGCTTGTTGCACGTTGGCTTTGCCTTCATTGACATTTTGGATCACCGAATTGATCTGCTGGAGAAGCATCCCAGCGGCTGCAACAGACTCGATAATCATGGGTTATACGCTTATATTTACTCGTTGTGTCGATGCTAATTGTTGCGCCTCGACCCTGTTACCTTCTTTCGTGTAGATAGTTGGTATGATTGTTTCCACCGCTTCGCGCACAGTCTCGCCTTCAGCGCCGGTTCTCAAACGCTCCTGCTTTTGTACAGCGACTTGCTTCCAACTGATCTGCGCTGTGTCATTAATGCTTATTTCCATCTTGTGATCCCTCGACAGGAAAACAGTTGATGTTGGCGGCTACTGTTCTTCGCTCGCCTTCCCCTTGAAACGGGTAGACCATGTGCTGCATCCACGATGGGAACATATATAGCCTACCCACTTGCGGCCTAACCACGACATTTTGCGTGGGCTTGAGCCGCTCTTTGTCCCACGTGCTCGACTGTCCGTAGTTAAAGCAGAGACAGCCATCACTTTCGCCAGAAGCATTGTACAAGCCGTA